TTTGTTGAATGGAAAGATGGCTGGCTTGCTGCTATCTGTCTTGAGCCACTTGACTTCTAGGTCTCCGATGTAGTTCTCCCTACCGTTGCCCCATTGTAGGCAGATGTGAAAGTCTGAGAAGTAGAAACGTGGTGTGCCGTATAACTTCCAACCCTGGAAGTATTGCTCTAAAGCCTGGGCTGCAATCTTCTCACGCTTGCCGTCACCTGCTACTTGGCGTATGGGTTCTAAAGTCACGGCTTCATCCACCATTCTAATGAAATCCATAGTGGACCTAGGTCTATATCTAGACCCCACTTATCTACACAAATACCAATACCAAAACGCTTGGCTATGCCACCGTGCAGTATTGTCTGCTTGTTTAACTTAAAGAAGAATGACTTGCTCATTTAGCCACCTGTCTTGTAGAAGCCAGTGCCTTTGAAGTGGACTGGGTTTGGGGAAAACTTTTTCTCCATACGGATACCACAATTACCGCAGTTGATTATGTGGTCTACGTATACAGAAAACTCTTGTTCAATTATTACATTGCAGGCTGGGCAGGAGAATTCATAGACAGGCATCGTCTTCCTCCTTTGGTGTGGGTAGTGTGACCATACTTCCGCAGGATGCGCACTCACCATCTAGGAAATAAAAAGAAACTTCGCCGTCCATAAATCCACCTAACATTACGAATACCTCACAGCCACATACGCAGATGTCACCTATCGGTGTATCCCGCAGGTCCATTGCCTTGCTGTAGTCTACCCGACGAAGCAACTCACGGATGTCTTTACTCTCCGTCATCGTCCTGTTCCATTTGTTGTACATCTTCATCAGGGTATGGTCTCCATCCGCCTAGATTTCTAATTAATGAATTGATAGCACGCTGAACTTTCATTCTTGCGCCATCTACTGTTGTCTTAAGGTCCTTTGCTACCAGGCTCCACTCGCTGTTGTCTGTGCTGAATCTGACCCGAAGGACATTCTGTTTAGCCTCTGTTAGTTTGAAGAAAGCATTGGCTATATCTGACCGTAGAACTAGCCAGTTGTTGCCGTCATTGCTGGGTTCTGACTTGTTGAACTTAAAGTTCAGGTCTTTAATCTTGGTAGGTATCTCGTATGACTCTGCAATTATGCTGGGCAGGAAGGCTTCTACTACTGAGGAGTCGTAGTAGTAGATATCTAGCAACTCGTAGCCAACTGCCTTGGCTTTCTCTTTCTCACAAAACTTGATAGCAGCATTGCGCAGGGACTTTGCTATCAACTTGTCCATATCCTTGCGGTCTAACTGAGACCACTCAACATACTTTGTGGGGTGGGTGATGAACCACATCCAGAGAATCTGCTGTATATCCAGAGCCTCAACCATTGGGTACTTCCTGTGATACTCAATGGAGAGTGACGCCACTAGGGTGTCATACTCGTTTAGATACTCCGCCTCCACCTGTGCCTTCCCATTGTCCTCTTTGCACTAATAGTCCTATTATAGCATAGTTGGCCAAATCAATTAGGGTATCTTCAATAGATTCATAGTTCGGCGTGTCGTTCTTTTTATAGTAAAGACTTTGCAACCGTTCTAACTTGTCGTGCATCCTAATGATTAGCCCATTCATTGCACCGCCTGGAGCATTGGCTATGTTGTATGGCCCATAATCCTGGTGCTTGCGAACCATAGTAATTTTTAGTTCCGTGAGGATTTCATCTAGGTCTTTAATGTCCTTCATCCAGCACCTCTCTTAACTTCTCGTCAAACTCTAGCATTGCATCTTGTATTAATACTTCTTCCACTACCTCTTCGCCATCACCTTGAACTGCTGCTACTAAGACATTGGCTAGTAGGGTGAGCAGCATCTGGGCTGCCTGTCTGTCCCGTTTGTTGGCTTCGTAAATATCTTTTAGTGCTGAGAGTAGGTCTATACCTTTGGTCTCTGATAGGGGTAGCCCTAGCATCAGTGGGTTATCTTTGATGTAATCCCATACTGTATCTTCCGGTTCATCCTCCCAAGCATTTTCTGATTTTGTCATTCAGAAACTCAACTCCTTCTTGTATAACAATGCTATTGACATCGTGCCCTTCTGGCATTTGAACTATGTTTACATTGCCTAACTCTCGGCTTATCTTCTTGCCGAACTCTAAGCCAGGTGCATCACCATCTGCTAAAACAATGACGACATCAAAGTCGTCTAGTATCTTGCTGTAGTAAGGCTTCCAGTTGTTAGCACCAGGTATACCCACGGCTGGGTGATTACCTTTGGCTGCTACTGTGATGCAGTCAATCTCACCTTCGGTGACGCAGATATATTGGTCTGCTGTTAGGACTGCCTGAGCGTTGAACATAGTTGTCTTGGCTCCTGGCAGGCCGATGTACTTAGGGTCCTCCCCGTGGATTGAACGAAACCGCAGGTCAACGACGCCTGACGGGGTGGTGTAGGGGATTACTAACTTACCCTTGTAGCCTTCGTGACCTGGTAATGGATTGTCCACTACTCCCAAATGAAACTTCTTGGCTTCGTCTACCGACAGACCCCGCGTTGCCAGATAGTCTGCGGCTAGGTGAATGTGCTGGGCGTATTGTTGTGTTGCCTGTAGGAGAAATTGTCTCTGCGAATTTGACAGCCTCACGATAGTTACCTCCTTCCTTATACATAATCAAGTCGTATACATCGCCACCGACTCCACAGCCGTGGCATTTAAATCTGTTCTCATCAAAGTTGACACCTGCTGATGCGTGTTTATCTCCGTGGAACGGGCATCTAATCTTGCGCCAACCACTGCCTCTCGCAGGCAGGGTGGCGCCTACATAAAGTAAGTAATCTTCAATGCTATGTTTTTCCATCTGCTTGTTTAAGCAGTGCTAACCAGACACTCGCTGGCATCGTGGCATACCACTCGCCTACATCTCCTTTCCCTTTTCGTTTATGTATAACTACTCCAGTCCAAGCACTATCGTTTTTCATTTCTACTTCTAACTCTGCTGTCCAACCTGCAAGGTCCATCTTTGCGTGGTTCTTAATCTCAATAGTTACACCTGGCACACCGCTTATATCGCCTTTGTCTAGGGTTGCTCCTGCGAGTCTGCGGTCTGCATACTTGTAACCATTGGCTTTTAACCAAGCAACAACATCTCGTTCTGCTTGGCTGCCCTTGCGTTTGGCTGGATTACTCAAGTCCTATTGCGTCCCTTGCTATCTCATATATCTTGGTACTGATTTGATTATACAAGTCGTCATTGTTATACAACTCATCAACAACTATATTCCACTCACCTTCTGTGAGTGCTCTACCTATTAGTACTTCAATGTCTGCTTGTGAATAAGTGCTGTCCCATACTTTAGTTTCCATACATCGGCTCCTGCATATACTTGACCTGGACATCATCCAGGTACATATTGTCTGGATTAAAGGCAAGACTTACATAGTTGTTACCTGTCTGGTCTGCTCGCCCGTATCTGTTTTTGACTGGGGCTACGCAGAGATAGGTCTCGTCACCTTGTTTCATCTGCCCGATAGTCAGAACCATTGCTGGTATCTGGTTGACCAGACCCTGAATGGCTGACCGTGGCTGACAAGGATAGCCCTCAAAGCCTTCCTTGGTATGGTGCAAGACAAGCACGGCTGAGTTGGTATCTCTTGCAAGGTACTTCAACTCTTTCATTGCTGCTCGCATACCTTGGAACTCTTCGTGGCCATCCATTGCTATGTCCATTAGGTTATCTACAACAATAAGCGTAGGGCTTCTGCCCCATACAGTTTCAAATGCTGACACCTCATCATCTAAATCTTTTAGAGTAGGCGTAGACTCAAAGGACCAGAAGAGATGGTTGTTGATAACCAATACTTCTTCTGCTTTCTCTGGTTCTTTCTTAAGCAATTGCTCTGCTGCTTGCTGTGAGATACGGCTAGACATTGCAACTAATCGCATAGCCATAGTGTGAGCATTAGTATCTGCGCTGAAGTACAGCGTAGGAACCTTGGCTCTGGCTGCGATTGCCAGTGCAACTGATGACTTACCAGCACCAGGAGTGCCAGCAATCATTGTGATTTCTGCACGGCGCAGAATAATTCCTGCTCGTTCAAATGCCGCAAAAGCGGGGGGCAATGGTTCTCCCCCCACCTCTGCTTTGCTAATGCTACGTTTTAGAGTTCTCAAGTTCTACCTCTTTACCACATCTAGTGCAATA